TATTTATAAATTTTCTTATAATCCTATAAGACTAATAGGATCAGAAGTAACTGTTGCTATTCCCGTGCTTGCTAATTTTACTCTATTACTTTCAAAGTTTAACTTAGTAGCATTACCCAAACTGGTTCCATCACTCTGGATACCAACAGCACCTGCACTATTAACTTGACTTATAAGTCTAGGCATTTGCAGTCTCCAATACTGAAAGAAGAATCTTTAAAGTGCTATTAGCACCTGCTTGTGCTACAACATAGTCACTTGTTTCCAATACTAATTTTCCATCTAAAGGAATATAAGCATCATTTACAGGAACATCTGCTTCATTAATAATTTGGGTAGTTGTACCACTTCTTACATGAGACATGGTAAGAGTAGTTCCAGCCGAAGCATAATTGGTTATATGTGCATACAAAATAATTCCAGTATATCCTGTGGGAGCAGTATAAATGGTTTGACTCGCTGTAGTGAGTTGCTTTGTATATGTTTTAAATCTATTAAGTGCTAGTGCCATTTTAACTGAGTGCTAAGATAAAGGGTGTCATTTCATTAAATAAACTCTTACTAAATGATCTTCCACTAATTGTACCAGTTTCTTGGTTAATTTGTAAATCATCACCTATTCTAAAGTTACCTGCTTGGTCTGTGCTTGTATAAAGAACCTGTCCACCAGATTCAGTAAGAACTTCATTTGCTTGGATAGTTACTCCACCACGTTTTGGAGTAGCGTCGGTTATGTTATTCCCTGCACCCACATACTCAAATGTATGGGAACTAGCAATAATTCTACTTGCTTGGTAGAAGAATACCGTAGAACCGACACCAACAGCATTGCGTAAATTAGAAGCGAGAGTTACTGTAGTAATTCCAGATACTACTGGAGTTGAACTATTTATCGTATAGTATGTATCCTCCATGACTGCTGTTGCAGCACCACCAGATCCTCCACCTCCACTAATAGTAACACTAGGAGTGGCATCATACTGACTTCCACTACTAATAAGAGTAATACTTTCAATCACTTCTCCATCAAGAGTTGCATAAGCAGTACAAGTTTCCCCGTTAGGACCATCAGGATCATCAACAGTTACAGTTGGTGTAGAAGTATATCCACTACCTCCATTCGTTACTGTGATAGATTGAACATTCTTATAAAGTTCATCAAAATAACATATCTGTCCATCATATGGTCTATCTACTTCAATCTTAGCCGTACCAGCACTTGATCCAGAACCAACATAGGTATGGGCAACAGTAGAGATACCGAGATTAACAACAAAATTATTAGCATCTACAACTTCATCAACCGTGAATACAAATGGTCTTCTGTAAGGATATGTCTTCGTACCAAATTCACACTGGAAACCAATATCAGAAAGAGTAACTCCCATTCCAACACTGAATCCATGACCTGTAGCAGTAATAGTTGCTATACCAGTTGTATAAGTATATGCTACACCACTAATAGTTTTAGATGGAGTACTGATATTTAATACTGCTTCTTTTTGAGATACTGCTGCTGTAGAAGTAACAACACCACTATATTGAAGTTCACTAACTCCTCTTGCAACTAATCCATAAGTACCAAAACTACAATTACTATTTGCTATATCTGCTTGACCACCCTTATCTACTTTAATTGCTTCGTTATTACATATAGTGAATACAGAAACTAACTGAGCAAATCCACTATTAGTAACAGCAACACCAACTCCACCCTGATTATATTGAGTAAATGCATCAACGTTCATTGCTCTCAATAATCTTGCTTGAGCACCATCAATATAAATTCCTATTCCTGTTGTAGTATCACTTGTACAGTTTTGGATATATGGACCTTTCCACTTACCACCACCTACGTTTTCTGCAATTTCAGCAGTAGGGAATCCAACTGCTGCTGCAGGATGAACATGATCTCTAAAGGTCATGTTTGCTAATTTACTTCCTTTTCTTACCCCAAAAATATTATGAGTAGGATTAGACGCATTAATAGTAACAGTTCTTTGATCATCACCTACAACTGAAACAAAAGCAGGAACTTCAATAGGGTTGTCTTCACTATATTTACCAGAAAGAACTTTAACAGTAGTACCTGATTGTGCTGCACCTACTGCTGCTTTAACAGTCAAATAAGCATTATCAATAGATGTTCCATTATTACCATCATTACCATCCTTAGCAACATATAAAACATTAGGTGCAGAGTTAATACCTGAAGCAGAAGTATTAAGACTTACACCAGCACCAATATAAATCGTTGAATTGGTAACGGTAACTAAACCAACACTAATTGTATTATTAGCACCGTCAATTTCAACAGAAGATGTACCAATTGTTAGAATACCAGTTATTCTTGTATCACCCTCTACTAGAAGTGCAGTAGTAGCAGATCCAGTTTTTACATTCAATCCACTCCTGAAAGTACTAAATCCAAATGCATCTTGGTTAACTACATCTTCATATCGTGCGGTTCCTGCAACAGTAATATTACCATCAAAATATGCTACATCATCTGTAGTATTACCAGTGCCAACATATAAAGTAAAATCTGATCTAGCGGTTGTACCAATACCTACATTTCTACCAGTATAAACACCAACAGCATCGGATCCCCATGTTCCACCAGCACCAGCAGAACCACCTGCTTTAGGTTCCCATACACTGGATGTTGTATTATATGCTAACACCCATCCATTAGTTTGAACGCCAGCCCCAACATCAACATCCTCCAGATCTGACATAATTCTAGCACCACCGCCACCAAAGGTTGCTAATTGCTGCTGAACACGATTAA